GTGTCAGCAAAGAGAACTTTAATGCTGATATTGGTGAGCGTTTGGCTAAAGGCAATGCGGCAAAGAATGCTGAAAATAAACTATGGGAGCTTGAAGGCTACCGATTGTTTGCAAGTGTGTAATTAGGTCAGTATGGAGATAGGAAATGCAAAAAGCCGTGTTTCCTATCCAGAGTCATGCAGACATCACCAAAGCCATTAACTTCATGCACACCCATTACACTCAAGCGATTAATGAGGGTAAGCCGTTAAGAGTGGTGATTGATCAGAAGCAGGAAACACTATCTAGTGCACAAAGAAGATTGTACTGGCTGTGGATGACTGAGTATGGCAATCAACGTGGGTTGGACAAAGAGGAAGCGTCTGCATTCTTTAAATACAAATACCTTTCGATTATTTATAACCGTGACAATGTTGGCGAATATCCAGAGACATTCAAGGTCATGCGTGATTTGAAAAATTCAGGTAGTTCAGGCTATGAGCCATTAAGACAGTTTGTATCAAATCGAATGAGCATCACAGAAGCTACAACAAAGCAAATGGCTGAATTCTTAACTGATATTGAGATGTGGTGCTTAAAAGATGGTGTGAAGCTGACTTGTCCAGATGATCTTAAATATCTGTTAAATTAGAAATTTTAGTAGTTTTTTGGTATAATAAATAAGCGAAAAGCCTAGTTGCTGGAAACAACTAAGCCTTTCTAATCACTAATCGTTATAACGGAACGACTATGACTGACCGCAATAATACATGCGCTTTTTTGCGCATTCAAATTATTTCATGCGCTTCATGGTCTATGGAGTGTTTGAAGTGCCTAACAAGTTAACTCAAGAAGAATTTATTGCTCGGTGCATTAATAAGCATGGTGGAAAATATGGGTATAACAAAGTACGTTATATCAATTCCTCAATAAAAGTAGAGATAGTTTGCTTTAAGCATGGTGATTTTAGTGTGACACCAAACCACCATATGAGAGGCGTTGGTTGTAGTAAGTGTGGCCATGCTAGGACAGGGGAAAACCGAAGAAATTCGGTTGCTGAGTTTATTGCAAATGCTAAAAAAGTACATGGCGATAGATATGACTACAGTCGCGTGCATCACATTAAAAACAACAAGGCAAAGCTAACAATAGTGTGTCGTGTGCATGGTGAGTTTCTTCAGTCAGCAAATAACCATGTATCAAAAGCAGCGGGTTGCTTTGAATGTGCAAACCTAATTAAGGGTGGGTATGAAAGAAGCAGGCATATAGCGAGTGCAAAACAAAACCATAATGGGTTGAGTAATTTGTATGTGATCAAATGCTTTAATGATAAGGATGAGATTTTCTACAAAATAGGAATAACTCAAAGGGACATAAAAAGAAGATTCTACGGTAAAAAAATTATGCCGTACAAATATGAGATAGTCAGAGTTTTTAGAGGTGAAGCGGGATTTGTTTGGGATATGGAGAAACGCCTTCATAGGATATGTTTGCATTCCGCATATACGCCAAAAATAAGATTTTTTGGAAGTACAGAGTGTTTCTCTAAAATACCAAAGCAAGTGCTTAAATTAATTGATGAGATGAAAACTACAGATCAGTTGCAACTCATAGCATAACCTCCTTCGGGAGGTTTTTTTATTAGGTGTGTATTTGACTGTGCCGGATGATTTGAAGTGGTGTTATCAGGAGGGGTGAGTATGAAAAACAAAATAAAAGTAGAGTTTAAGCACTACGGTTGGTTTTTTGTTTGCCCTATGATTTATGGCCGTGATGAGTTTGGCTGTCCGTATCGAGTGGGCAGATATGGGTTTAACTGGCTGTTTATTTTGCTTGAACGTATTTACATTATATTCATAAATACTATTGGCACTTTCAATAGAAATTACACTCCAGCATATAGGCACATTGCTACCGGTGAACTAAAAAAACCTTTCTATAAATATATTGAGATTGAGGAATAATTCATGGCGAACCTAACGCCTAAACAGCAAAGGTTTGTCGAAGAATATCTGATAGACCTGAATGCAACACAAGCGGCTATTCGAAGCGGTTATAGCGAAAAGACGGCAAAAGAGATTGGAAGCGAAAACCTCACAAAACCTAACATCGCAAAAGCCATCCAGGAAGCACAAAACAAACGCACTGAACAAACCCAAATTGATTCCGCTTACGTCCTAAAGCGTCTAGTCGAAATTGACCAGATGGATGTTTTAGACATCATGGACGATCAGATGAAGATTCGACCTGTTAATGAATGGCCTAAAGTTTGGCGACAGTACGTGGTAAATCTTGAGAATCTTGAGCTGAGTGATGGTGAAGGTTGTTTTAAAAAGATCAAATGGCCTGACAAGGTGAAGAATCTTGAGTTGCTAGGTAGGCATGTCTCTGTGGGTGCATTTAAAGACAAAGTGGAGCACTCAGGAAAACTTGAGATTCAATCACTATCTGACCTGATGGATGAACTTAGCAGCGATTAATAAGGAGGGCATATGCTTAAACCTGAGCATAGAGCAAAACTTATTGATCAGCACTTTCGCTTGAATAATCTCTACTACATCACCGATAAAAACGGCAAGCAGGTTAAGTTCAAGATGACACTTGAGCAGCTTGAGTACTTTGAGAATGAGTGGTCGAGAAACATCATCCTAAAAGCGCGTCAGCTCGGCTTTACCACTGAGATGTGCATCATTCAATTGGATGCTGCACTGTTCATGTCTGATAAATGCGCCTTGATTGCGCATACCCTGCATGATGCTAAGCGCTTGTTTCGTGAAAAGGTCAAATATGCTTATGAGAAGCTGCCACATCCATTGCGCGCAGCTAATCCACTAAGTATTGAGACCAAAGAGGAGCTTGTATTCTCCAAAGGCGGATCGGTCACAGTCAGTACATCATTCCGTGGTGGAACGCTTAAGCGATTGCATATATCTGAGTTCGGTAAGATTTGTGCTAAGTATCCAGATAAGGCGCGTGAGATTGTTACTGGTGCTTTTGAGGCAGTTGGCTTGGGTGGAAAGATTACCCTTGAATCTACTGCCGAAGGTAAGTCGGGTTATTTCTATGACTATTGCCAGACCGCTGAGAAGTTACAGCTACAAGGCAGAACGCTTGGCATCCTAGACTGGAAGTTCTTTTTCTTTTCATGGTGGAAGAATCATGATTATGCCTTGCCAGTTACAACCGAGATTCCACAGCGCCTAAAAGATTACTTTGCAGAGCTAAAAGCCAAATACAACATCCATACCACACCAGAGCAGCAGCAATGGTACTGGCAGAAAGAGAAAACGCTTGGTGAGGATATTAAGCGTGAGTATCCATCTATTCCATCTGAAGCATTTGCTCAGTCAGTAGAAGGCGCTTACTACAAGAAGCAATTCAAATTCCTGTACGAGAATGGCCGCATTGGTCAATTGCCTGACAATTCACACTTAGAGGTGATGACCTTTTGGGACTTGGGTGTGTCGGATTCTATGGTGATCTGGTTTGTTCGCAAGATTGGTGATGACCGTTATCAAGTGATTGATTACTACGAGAACTCAGGTGAAGGGATGCGCCATTACTTCAAGGTCCTTAAAGATCGTGGCTACAACTATTCAGCACATTATGCTCCACACGATATTCAAAACCGTTCATTGATGAACGATGGTAAATCTCGTCTTGATATTGCCAAAGAGGGTTATGAGATTGACGGAGTGAAATACTCAGTTCGGTTCCAAGTGGTTCCCAATATTGGAATCATGGACGGCATTGAATTGACCCGTGAAATCCTGCCTCGATGTGAGTTTGACGAAACCAAGTGTGAGGAAGGTATTTCCCATTTAGAAAACTATCGCAAAGAGTGGGATGACAAGCATGGCTGTTGGAAGGATAAGCCGCTTCATGACCACACTTCGCATGGTGCAGATGGATTTAGATATTTTGCTGTAGCGATGGGCAAAAAAGATCGTAAGCCGCAACAACAACGAATAGGTTTTATATGAGTGTAAATACACAACACCCAGAGTATGCAAAGCACTACCCTAAATGGGTGATGATGCGTGATGCACTCAATGATGAAGTTATTAAAAAAGGCACGGTATATTTATCAAAAACGCCTGGTATGTTGGCGCTTGACAGAGAGGGCTTAGACCCTGAGCAAAATGTCTATTGTGGGTATAAGAACCGTGCTCAATACCCGCTATGGGTTGCTGACTCGGTACGCACAATGAACGGCTTGCTCACAAGATTAAAGCCTGAAATTGATCTTGTGCATAAGCAACTAGAGATTCTTAAAACTCAAGCAACTGATGATGGTTTTGGTCTTGACCAGTTGTTTATTCGCTGCTGTGTTGAAGCACTTGGCAAAGGTCGCTACGGATTACTTGTTGATTTTGACGATAAAGGGCAGCCGTATATCTCAATGTACGACAGTTTAAGTATTATCAACTGGAAGTTTGGTGATGTTGGTGGTCGTCGTGATGCAAAGCTTGTTGTTCTACAGGAAAGCCACTTAAAAGAGAATCAAAACAAGTATAGCCACGACTCAGAAGAACTTTATCGTGAACTTGAATTGGTGGATGACCAGTACGAAGTCCGACTACTTACTGAAAGCGGAAAAGAAGTAGAGAGTTTTGAGCCTAAAATGGGTGCAAAACGGCTTAACTTTATCCCTTTTGTCTTTGGTGGCTCTTTAGATAACTCGCCTGAAATTGACGATATTCCACTGTATTCAATGGCGAAATGTGCTGTTAAGTATTACCAATTGAGTGCTGATTATTACCAAAGCCTTTACTTGACTGCGCATCCACAGCCTTACACGATTGGCGCTGATAATGTTGATCTAAAAGTTTCAGGGCCAATGATGCTTTGGGTATTGCCTAAAGGTGCGTCATGCGGATTTATGGAAATTCAGGGTAATGGTATTGAAAAAACCAAAGCTGAAATGGATTCTCAAAAGACCGCAGCAGTCGAAGCGGGTGCAAAAGTTCTTGATGCTGGCTCTAATGAATCAGGTGAAGCGCGTAAGGCTCGCCAAAACGACCAACATGCGTCACTGCACACTGTTGTTAAAGCAGCAGCAGAGGCGATTGAACAAGCGTGTAAGTATGCTGCATTGTGGCTTGGTCTTGATGACTCTGAAATCAGATTTACAGTGCCGCTTGAGTTTGCCCAAGACATTGATCCGCAGATACTTGCTCAATTGTCTAATTTAATGCTTGCAGGCAAGTTGAGTTCTGAAACGGTTTGGTCATATCTGCAAACAGGCAAAATTCCTGAGCGTGATTTTGAAGCAGAGCAAGATTTGATTGAAGAAGATCAAGCAAGAATGCCTTTAAGTGGAAATACATCGAGTAGCGTATGAACACAACACAAGATGCGATTCTAAGCGCCATAGCGCAACATTCTGCATATTCTTATAGATTGTCCAGTGGCGAAGTAAATAAGCTGATTGCGCTATTTAATGGCGAATCAAATGCTATGGTGAGCAAGCTTCGAGATTTATTAGATGAGTTATCGGACGCGGAAAGAGTCGCATTGAGTGGTGGTCAATATACAACGCCTCTTTTACAAGAAATCCGAGGCATATTTACTACTTGGCAATCCACACTTGCAACCGCATTACCTGAAGCATTTGCGGTTTCAGCTACAGCACTGGCAGTTCATGAAGCCACATTTGCAGCTAAATTGGTTGGTGAATCAACCAAGCCAAATGGCGAAAAGCTCTACAAGGCTGCTAAAAAGATTCCTGTTGTTGGTGGGGCATTGCTCGATGAGTTATTCGACAAAATTAAAGATGATGTTCGGCTTCGAGTTGAATATGCAATCAGGCAAGGTATTACTGACGGCTGGACAAATCAGCAGATCGTTCAGCGCATCAAAGGCAAGAAGGCATTGAATTACCAAGACGGCATTCTTCAGCAATCAAGAAGTGATATTGATCGAGTGGTAAGGACTGCGAGAAGTCATGTTGCGAATACGGCTTATATGGATACCTATAAAGCTTTGGGTTTTACACATATTAAATTTGTAGCAACTTTGGATGGTCGTGTGTCAAAAACGTGCGCCAGTCTTGATCAATCCATGTGGGAAATCGAAAGTCCTAAAATCAGACGACCACCACTTCATCCGCATTGCCGATCTGTATTGATTGGTGTTGATGCTGATGGCAATCTGGCAGGCAAGCGACCATTCGTAATGGATGAGCGTAAAGTCAAAGATATTCCAGGTGATGAGCGCAAAGATTTAATTGGGCAATTAGATGCAAACACATCATTCAAGCAGTTCTTTGATAAAGCAGATGGCTTTTTTCAGAAAGAATGGCTCGGTGAAAAGCGATACAAGCTATTTAAAGATGGTAATTACTCGATAGATAAGTTTGTTGATCCACTTGGGCGGCAGTATTCACTTGCTGAACTCAAGATTTTGGATGAGAAGACATTTAAGGAGTTAGGGTTATGAAAGTGATTAGTCGAGGTGCACCCCCTCAGAACCAAACATACACGACTACATGCCGCGACTGCCACTCAATACTTGAGTTTCAGAAGAATGAGGCGCGCGTGATGCACGATAGAAACGAAACGGTCTATGTCATAACCTGCCCTGTATGTAGTAAAGAGATTTGGATTGCATCACAAGCCTTAAGACCTGTAGTTCAAAGCACAGATTTTCGTGATCAGCCATATGAACCTAAATAAACCAATTCCAAATACGACCCAAACGGGTCTTTTTTTATGTCAAAAAATCCGCTAGGCGGTAACTCTAGGAGTTTCAAAATGTCTGACGACAACCAAAACCAAGATCAAGAAATTGATCTAAATAACCCAAAAATCCAAGCCTATATTGAAGAACAGGTCAAAGGTTTAAAGAATAAAAATTCTGAGTTGCTAGGCAGCCTCAAGGATTTAAAAGACTTTAAAACCAAATTCGATGGCGTGGATGTGGACGCAATGCTTTCGCTTGCTGAAAAAGCCAAGCAAGACGAACTCACTCGAAAACTTGCCGAGGGTAAGTTTGATGAAGTTCTTGCTCAGAAAACCGATTTAATGCGCCAAGACTTTGAGAGCAAATTAAGTGAACAAACTTCACGCGCTCAAACATTGGAGAGCAAAGTTTTAAACGGTTTTATTGCGACTTATGCAGCACAAGCGGGCGTACAACCTGAAGCGATTGATCTAGTGAATATGTTGGCCCAAAGCCAATTTAAGTTAGATGCCAATGGCGACCCAGTGGCGGTAAATGCACAAGGTGAAGTGATTAACGGTAAAGATGGCAAAACACCGCTTTCAATTACTGATTGGTTGGCTTCATTGCGTGAATCTAAGCCGTTGTTATGGGGCGCTCCGCAAGGTTCAGGTGCGCAAGGGTCAAAAGGTAGCGGGAAAGTAGACATTTTAAAAGCTGATGGCACGGTCAATTTGACCAAGCTAGGGCAACTGCGAAATGAAAATCCACAGCTTGCAAAGCAAGTCGCTGCGGAACACGGCATTAAATTAAATTAAAAGGATGAAGCTCAATGGCTGAAACTAAAATTAGTAACGTAATCGTACCTGAATTATTTAATCAGTACGTTTTAAACAAAACCGCAGAAAAGTCTGCATTATGGCAATCGGGTATTGTTGGTTCGCTAGATCAACCAATTGCATTTGGTACGTCGGGCGGTACAACTGTTCACTTGCCATTTTGGAATGATTTAACAGGTGAATCAGAAGTTTTATCTGACAGCACATCATTAACTGTAAACAACATCACAGCATCAAAAGACGTTGCGATTCTTCATGCGCGTGGTAAAGCATGGGGCGCAAATGACCTTGCAAAAGCATTGTCAGGCGACGATCCGATGGGTGCGATTGGTGACTTGGTTGCTGATTACTGGGCGCGTCAAATGCAGGGCATCTTATTAAGTTCGCTTGGTGGTGTTTTTGCTGCAACAAACATGACTGGTAATGTATTGGACATTTCAGGCGGAGTAGGTGCGGCAGCAGTAATTGATGGCGCATCATTCATTGATGCATCTTACAAGCTTGGTGATGCTACAGATAAGTTGACTGCGGTAGCAATGCACTCAGCAACTATGGCAAAACTCGCAAAAGACGGCTTGATCGAAACTGTACGTGATGCCGATGGCGTTGAGTTGTATAAAACTTACATGTCAAAGCGCGTCATTGTAGATGATGGTTTGCCAGTTGAATCAGGTGTTTATACCACATATTTATTCGGCGAGGGCGCAGTCGGTTATCAAAACGTGGGCGCTCCAGTAGGTGTTGAAACGGATCGTGATAGCTTGGCGGGTTCGGATATTCTGATTAACCGCCAACACTTCGTGCTTCATGCGCGTGGTGTGAAGTGGGCAGGCACCACAGGTATTGCGCCAAACAATGCTGGCCTTAAAACTAGCACTAACTGGTCGCGTGTTTATGAGAACAAGCAAATCCGCATGGTTGCTTTCAAACATAAACTCGCTTAACTGAATTAAGGGTGTGGCAATCTGCCATACCCTTTTTTATTTGGAGTATGACATGGGATTAGCAGCATTTAACCGTATGCGCCGAGAACAAGCCGAGCGTGAAGCGAAAGAACAAGAGAAAGAAGTTCAAGAAAAGCCGATCAATAAAATGACGGTTACTGAACTGCGTGAAAAACTTTCAAGCTTGGGTGTGAACGCGGAAGAATCAGCTAAAAAAGCTGAATTGATCGGCTTACTTGAAAGTGTTTTGTTGATTGACTCAAAGCAAGCAGATCAACAGGAAAATATTGAGCAAAATGGCGATGAATCTACCCAAGATAAATCGACAGAACAACAACAGCCTGAGTAAATAACATGAGCTATATCACAGAACAAGAAGCCTTAGACAATGTAACCGAGTTTGCTAGTCAAACGGCTAGTGATAAAGCTCGTTTACTTGCTCAATCAGAAGCGTATCTCCGCGCTCGTAACGTCAAAGAATACAAAGATGGTGCAGATGTACCGCAAGCTCTAAAACTCGCCTGCTATGAGGTGATTAGAGGTGTTTTAAGTAATGACCTGTATCAAGGTCAAAGCCAAACCGTAAAGCGTGAAAAAGTAAAAGCCGACACTGTGGAAACAGAAGAAGAATTTATGGATGGCTCGGTTGCTTTAAGTGCGACAGAGCAATTTATTCTTGACTTGATTACCCCCTATGCCAAGTCGTCAGGTGTTCAATGGATGAGCCGAATATGATTAGAGATAAAGTCCAATCTAAACTCGGAAAGGCATTTAACAAAAAGCTTACTGATGCTGTCGATTCATTCACTTGCACAAAGCTGATTTACTCAGGCGTATTTGATTTTGAAACACAGACTTATCCAGTTGTAGGTAGCGAATCGTATTCAGGGCGTGGCGTCCTGTTTGGCTCATATTTAAAAGACTTAGTGAAGCCTGCCGACTATCAAGCCGAAGATGCAAAAGCGATTGTTCTGCAAAATGAAGTTACAGGCATTCCACAGATTGATGATGTTTGGGCAACCAGTAAGGGTGATTTCAAGGTCGTGAATATTGGTGCTGATCCAGTAGCAGCAACCTTTACAATTCAATTGAGAAAGGTGGGCGCATGATCAGCAACAATTATGTGCCCGAATGGCGTATCTCACCTTTTGAGCATTCAAAATACACTTTAGTCCGCAATCAAGATCAATTCGATCTGCTATTTGATGATGTGAACGATACACAAGAGTTCATGCATTTAGGTGCGGGTGCTCAGGTTGATTATTACGACGGTGGCAAACACTGCATTGTTCAATTGGGTGATTGTAGTGAAAGAACATTGATTGAGATTCATGGGCTTTTATTGCATGAAGCTGTGCATATCTGGCAGCGAATTAAAAAGCTCATGGGCGAGAAAAAGCCCAGCACTGAATTTGAAGCCTATTCAATACAGCGGATTGCTCAGGATTTATTTTCAATGTTTCAGGAGAGTGAGTCTGATGGGGTGGAAAAACAAACCAACCAATTTTGCGCTTGAAGTGCTGAAGAATGCAGACGACCATCTCAAGAAGATCGTAGGTGAAACATTGCAGCAAGTCGTTACGCGCTCGCCTGTCATGGATGGTGAATTTCGGGCATCGCATAAGGTAACGCTAGATTCACCTCAAAACAGCTATGAGAAAGGCTTTGATCTATCAGGTGGTGCAACACTAGCTGAAGGCTTAAAGGTTGCATCTACAGCGAAAATAGGCGGTCTTGTGTATATTCAATCATTGAGTCCATACGGTACACGTTTAGAAAATGGGTGGAGTCAACAAGCGCCTAATGGTGTTTATGCGCTGTCCTTCCAATCAGTTGTGAGTAAATACAAATGATGACACTCTCTCAAGCTGAAATTGAAATTTATAAAAAAATAGGTCAATTCACTGGTGTGGAAAAAGCAAACCTTCGCATTGAGAATCAGCCCACACAAAATGGATTGCCGTTTGTGCCACCAGCCGACAAACCTTGGTGTAAAGTTTTTGTACAGTACGCTGATAGTCAGGTGGTAGCGATTGGTAATGGCCCATGTATTCGGGATCAAGGCATTATTTCAATCCAATGCTTTACACCTAAAAACAAAGGCACTCTTGCTATGACTACATTGTGTGATGCTTGGCGTTCGTTCCTGCAATCATTCGGTGTATCTCATCTTGAAGTCTATAAGGTTCATGCACCACAAAGCATGACTGCATACAATGCCAATGGCTCAAATGAGGATGATTTTTATGGAAAGATCATTCGGGCTGAGTTTCGAGTCAACTAAACAAATTTAAACCCACCGCCTACATGGCGGTTTTTTTACGCCTACTAAGGAGCAAGCCATGTCTAAGGGCAGTGCAATTAAACTATATTACGCAGCAGAAGAAACACCGGGTGTTTTACCAACAACACCAGTCTGGAAAACAGTCCGTCGTGTCACTGACGGCCTAACTGAAAACATCACCACATCGACTTCAAACAGTGTTTTGGATTCTCGATTCCGTCAAGGCTCAACTGCAGATGAATCAGAAATTACCGGCTCACTTGAGGTTGAATTATCTATCGGCACATTCGACGACTTCATTGGCGCAGTAGCGATGAATGCGTGGGTGGTCGATGGGGTTGATCCTGAAAAATCTACGCTTCAATTTGGTGGCGATACAACTAAAACATTCACTTTTGTAAAAGTGTTCTCTGACATCAATCAGATTCACGTCTACAAAGGCATCCGTATTGGTGAGCTTGGCTTAAGCATTGCAACCACTGGCAAAATTACAGCGACATTTGGCTTGGTTGGCACAGACTTCGAAAAAGCAGTCTCAAGCCCTGTGACTGACCCATTGCCTGCGGACGATGCGGTTTTAGTGTCAGCATTGAACGTCAACACAATGACGGTGAATGGTCAAAATACTGTTGGCACTGCATGTGTGCAATCGGTTGAACTAACAATCACAAATAACTTGTCAGCGTATCGCTGCATTGGCTCTGGCAAACTGTCAGCTCAGGGTTACAATGACAAGATGATTGATATCACTCTGGCCACTCAATTCATGTTTACAAGCCAGTCAGCAACCTATATTCCTTTTGTGAAATCGCGCGCAACCATGCCGCTTGAGTTTGCAATTGAAGATCCAGCAGGCAATAAGTACGCTTTCAACTTCCCACAATTGGAAGTATCTGAATCTTCCCATCCTGATGGTGGTGGCGATGATGACATCATGCTTGATGTGTCATTTGCTCATATCAAAACATCACCAGTGATTACTCGCACACTAAACGCATAACAATAGCCGCCTTTGGGCGGTTCTTTTTGGGATATAAAAAATGCAAATTACAATTTCAAAAAACCCTTTAATTGCTGAAAAACACCCTTCGGAATGGGTGCCTCATCCTGATGGCGGCGAATACTTGATTGCTGGTATTGATCGACCAAGCTTTCAATATATGCAAAGCGATTATCAACAAAAAGAACAAGCGATCCGAAATAGCAGCATTCCAATCACGGATGATTTTGTGCATCAATCTAATATTGAATACAGTAGCTTGATTGGCAAGTATTTGGTGCTTGGTTGGCGTGATATACCAATTAAACTTGAATACTCAGAAAAGAATGCTGCTGATTTGATGGCCTATGGTAAAACGGCTAATGATGAAAGCTACGGTATGAAATTAGCTCTCTGGGTAACAAATCAAGCCAGTCTTATTCAGATTCGTGCCAATCAAAAGAAAGATGCTGTATTGGGAAAGTTATCGAGCTCCACGAATACAGCGAGCGATACGCAGGACTTACCAATCACCAAAAAAAACAAAGGCAAGCGCTCGGCTTAGAAGTGCCAAAACCACCAGAATATAGCTATACAGCAAATGCAATACTGAGTGCTTATAACACCATTGCACGAGCCAGAAAGTATGAGCAAGGCGTCCCGTTGGCTTTGGGTGCAACGGAGATTAATGCCTACTTAGAGTTGTTTGATGTGCCGTGTGAGTTGCATATTTTCACCGAATGCGTATTCGCTTTAGACAACAAGCATCTGGACAAAGCGCACAAGTTATTAAGTAGAAGGGCAAAGAAATCGACTTAGGTTGGTTTCTTACTTCTCAGATATGAGAAGTGTTGTTCGGTCAATTTGACCGAGAAGGGGGCTTGTAAATTTGCAGATGCTTGATGCTCAGATTTGAGTACACATCATATTCAGAGCCCCAATTTGAGGCTCTGGAAGCGAGGATCAGATGTGAGACTTGGAATTTGAGTTAAAGCTCATATCCTCGACCATCCAGATCATTTAATCTATTTTCAACATCATAATTATTAGCCTCCATTTTCTCCATATCACCCTCTAGTCGATCGACTCGGCTGCTTATATCTTTAAGCTTTAATAGCTCATTAAGCACCGATTTAGCCCAAGCTTCGAGCTTATCGGGGTCGGTAATATTTTTTGGATTGGTTGGCTCGGGAAGATTGTCGAGTTCAAATGTTCTCTCTAGTCGCAATTGAGCCTCAGCATTAATAGATCTGCTGTTTCGTTTGGCAGCATCAACTATCTGCTGCTTTAGCTCAGATGGTATGCGTAAATTAAACTGAACATCCTCAGACATTTTCTAGTCCTAATATTTTGATAGCAATTGTTAGCAAAATATGTTGACACAAGTTTGAATTGTTTGCTATGTTAGCAATTGTTAGCTAGTGCTAACATTGAAAAGGAGTTAAAAATGGCAAGACAAGATCCTCAGGTAAACGTGCGTATACCTGAAAAAACTTTAGAGCGATTTAAAGAGGAAACTCAGAAAGACCGCAGAACTATCACAGCTCAGCTAAATATGATCATTGAAGAGTGGTTGGAAAAGCGAGAAAACCAAAACGAAGCGAAAGCATGAAATCAATAGACAACAAAAAAGCCCCTGAATCTTGGCGGACGCGGAGCTTTGGTGTTGTTAATAAAGGAATATCAACATGTCAAATATAACTCATATCACTGAAGCGAATCAAGTTCAGATCAGTCAGCACCAACTAGAGCGCTTTGTTGATTTTATTAACAATGCAGAAGAAGGCTTTAGCGCACTAGAAACCTTAGTTCGATTGATTATGGAAAAGTCTGAGAAGCACACCACTGCTTACACACTGGCAGCTATCACTTGGGATAAGTTGGATGACTGGGTAAGCGCATGTCATGAAGAGATTGGATACTTCAAGCAACATTCACCAAAAGTGGCGAACTTGGTTTTGAAGGAGTTAGCAGCATGAATGCAAAACTAAATAATACGGTAATGGTTGCTGATAAAGCTTTATCTATTGTTGAGTATCAAGGTCAGCGTGTTGTAACTTTTGCAATGGTTGATGAAGTTCATGGACGACCAGAGGGAACAGCTAAGCGCAACTTTGGGGTTAATAAAAACCACTTAACAGAGGGCGAGGATTACTTCGAATTAGGAAAGGACGAAATTCGTTCCAACCTCCAAGATGGTGTTTTTTCTAAATTTGCAGCCACAGGTACACTAATAACCGAATCAGGCTACTTAATGTTAGTGAAGTCATTCACTGATGACTTGGCTTGGAAAGTTCAAAAGCAATTAGTGAAAGGGTATTTCAAAGCTAAAGAATTGGTTGAAAACTTCGACCCAATGAAAGCACTCTCCGATCCGAACGCTTTGCGAGGCCTATTGCTTGGTTATTCTGAAAAAGTAATTGAGCTAGAGCATAAGGTTGAAGAAATGGCTCAAGATGTAAATGCTTATGAGCGAATTGCAAAAGCTGACGGTAGTTTCTGCTTGACCGATGCAGCCAAAGCATTACAAATGCGACCTAAAGACTTTATTTCCCATCTTTCCAGTGAAAAGATGAAATGGATATATAAACGTGCAGGCAATTCCCACTGGTTGGGTTACTCGGATAAAGTGCAGGCGGGCTATCTTGAACACAAGGTTACAGAAGTAACGCGCGGAGATGGCACAACAAAAATCACCGAGCAAGTCCGCATTACTCCCAAAGGATTGGCGAAGTTGGCTAAGGATCAGGGTGGTCAAAGTGAAGCTTGATCGACTGGATGAGCATACTTTAAAAATGAGCAAGGAAGAGCTTCTGATTGAGCTTAACGATCAGATTGAGCTTACGTCTGAGATAATGCGCCTTGACCGTGAAGAAATTCGAGAGTGGAGATTGGAGTGTGATAAATATCAACAAAGCGCCTTCAGGTGGAGATGGAGTTTTTATTTTCTATTCTTGGTTCTGGTGATTATTGCATTCACTCTTAATTAACCACAAACCCACTTCGGTGGGTTTCTTTTTGTACGATAAATTAGTATCTTGTTCCAATAATAAATATTTGGGGTGAGTTATGGCTATAAAGCCTTGTAAAGAATGTGGAAACCAAATAAGCGATAAAGCTGAAAGTTGTCCGCAATGTGGCGCAAAACAACGAAAGAAAACAAGCTGGATTACTTGGGTGGTTGGTATCTTTGTTGTTTTCTTGATTATTGGGGCTATTGCTGACGGTGGGTCTGGCGGTTCAGCATCTGAGCCATCACCAAAAGAATTGGCATTGCAGAATCTGGACTTTGATTTTGAGTGGGGTAAAGCTGGATTTGATAGCGTCATGGAAATCAATATGACAATCAAAAACAACGGGACCAAAGACGTTAAAGACCTTACAGTTGAATGTGTTCACTCATCAAATAGCGGAACTGTAGTGGATAGAAATAAACGTGAAGTTTATGAAGTCATTAAAGCTGGCGAAACCAAAAAAATTAATAACTTTAATATGGGTTTTATCCACTCACAAGCAACATCATCTAGTTGTAGCGTTGTGGATTTAGTCGTTATGTAAAGTTTAGAACTTATTAATAGACCTCGCGAAAGCGGGGTTTTTTATTGCCTAAAAATTAGGAGTCTCTCATGACTGAAACATCACGCCTTGAAATTATCATCGATACAACCAAGGCAAAAAAAGGCACGGATGATGTCACCAAGTCGTTAAAGGATGTGGAGACTCAAGGTGATAAGACCGAAAGATCAGTAAAAGATACAGCTAAAGTCATTTCAGATGCGGGCGATAAATCTAAATCATCTGCCAAAAAAGTTGATGACCTATCTAAAAGCCTCTCAACTGCGGGAAATGAAGCGAAGACCACATCAGGGAGAATGAGTGAGTTAAGAAACACAATGGCTCAGGCTGCAAACGATGGAAAGCTTGGCTCACATGTGCAAGGGTTATCTACAAAACTATCTGGCTTAAAAGGTGGTGCGCTTCTTGTGGGTGCATCGCTTGCAGGTGCTTTTGTTGGTGGTGTTGCTGTAGCGAGTGGCTACCTTGCAAGCATGGCTTTAGAGGTTGCAAAAAGCAATGTAGAGCTCGCACGATTTTCAGCGATTGCAAATACATCTATTGCTAACTTTCAAGGCTTGGCTGGTGCTGCTGCAACATTTGGCGTATCGCAAGAAAAAACCTCTGATATGTTAAAGGACTTCAATGAAAAAATCGGTGAATTTAATGCGATTGGTGCGGGTGGTGCTGTAGATTTCTTTGAACAGATTGCAGTCAAGACAGAAGGTGGTGCACAAGGAGCTAAAAAACTTGCTGAAGAAATGTCGAAAATGGACGGCATTGACGCACTTCAAACTTATGTAGACAAATTGGAAGAAGCGGGCGTAAACCAAAAGGAGATGTCATTCTACCTTGAGTCTATGGGTTCAGATTTAACCGCACTAGCACCGCTGTTAATGGATGGCGGTAAACTCTGGAAAGACTACCAACAAGCGCTGGAGGATGCGGGGATTATCACTGGTGAGGAAGCAATTCAGAAATCTATTGAATTGACCGCTCAAACTGAATCACTTCAAATGCAATTTGGCGCACTAAAAAGTGAACTAGCTTCGCAAGTAATGCCGATTCTAAGCACACTACTTTCATACTTTATGGACGGATCAACTGAGGGCGGTCGCTTTGCTGGTGTAATTCAGGGCATCGGGGTTGCTGCTCAGGGTGTTGGCGTCTTAATTGTTGGCCTTGCAACAGGCATGAAAAACCTTGTCGAGCTCATGTCTTTAGTTGTTAATCAGTTTAAAACTATTGGCACAACGGCAGTAAATTTTGCTAATGCTGATGGCATTAAGGCAAAAGGCTCTGCATTACTTTCAGGTGCAAAGGACTTTGTATGGGGTAATGGTGCTAAGGCTGCAAAGAATATATACAGCAATTCTAAGCAAGGCATTTCATCAATTAGTAACATTGCTTCATCACAAGCAGGTCAATATGACGCCTTAACCAAATCCATTATCAATAACCGAAAAGCGCAGCTTGAGTGGAATAAGCAACAAGGTAAAGGTCGTGGCGGCGGTGCTGAACAGAACAAAAACCTTTTCCCAACTCAAAAAGCACCAAAAGCAGGTAAGGCGAAATCTGGTGGGTCAGCAACTAAAGCAGTGAACGATGCTAAACGCCTTGCTGATCAGCAAAGACGCGAAGCTGAAAGACTACAGGTTGAGATTGAAAGAGCTAAAGAAAGAGTAACCAAGGAGTATGCGAGCAAAGAAGAAAGGCTGCTCATGGATTACAACGAGTCTAAAAAAGAAATTGAAAAAGGCTTTATAAACGATCCAACCAATCGAGACGCTTATCTCAAAAAAGCTAAAGATACATATGAAAAAGAGCTTGCAGCATATCGATCAGCGCAGAAAGACAAGCTTGAATCATATCAGCGTGATTTTGCTGACAAGACTTATTCAGCAACAAGCGCGATTGGCTTATCGAATGTTGGTGCTGTTTATGGCAAGGATAGCCTCAAGTACAAGATGGCGAGCCTTAGCACCAATCTGTATGACAAGCAGCGGGAAGAAAGTCAAAACTATGATGATGATGTTAAGGACATTAATGCTGATTACGATACACCTGAATTGGCAGGTGAGCGATATGCACTTCTTGAGGAGGCTAAACGCGCTCACATGCTTCGTATGCAGCAGCTCGATGTAGAACATAACGAATCATCAAAAGAACTAGTTATGCAGCAATATCAAATGCAGCTATCAAGTTTTTCGAGTTTGGCTGGCTCTTTGCAGGGCTTGGTGAGTGAGTCTAGCTCGGCATATGCGGCACTATATGCAGTTCAGAAAGGGTTTAATTTTGCTCAAGCGGTTATGAACGGCTACACAGCTATTTCGGCAGCATGGGCATCAGCACCATTCCCATATAATATGCCTGCGGTAGCAATGGCAACCATGGAGACAGGTGTTCTTCAAGCGGCAATTTCTGCTGTAACACCAGGCTTCAAATCAGGCGGCTACACAGGCAACTACGGTGTAAACCAAGAAGCGGGCGTGGTTCACGGTCAAGAGTATGTGTTGAATGCTGAAGCCACTAAACGTGTCGGCATCAATACCCTTAACGCCATCAACAACGGTGGAACTATTCAGGCCGAGAAAGTGGCTCAGGCTAGTGCGAAGGCTGGTGGTGGGCAACAATCTCAAGGTCAGCAATTCACTATCATTAATCAGATTGAGCAAGATGATTTAGTCGGTAACTATATGCGCGGCGCAACGGGTGGGCAGATCCTGCTAAATCAAATCAAAGCAAGCCCGTCAGAGTTTAAGCGCGCAATGGGAGTGTAAATGAAAATCCAAACTACACTTTTTGGTGAATTGGTTTTACTGGACCAGTGCACGCTTGTGGGATCGTCTGAAAGTCTAGGTTTTCAAACTTACGTCAACAGTTCACATAATGGCACTGAGAAACGAAAAGCTCAATGTGCTGTGGGGCGGTTTACGTAAACTGTGGGCCATTCCTGTTGATGTAGAGTGGCAGCGGATTAGTGGTGTGGATGGTGATTTTATTGAATGTACAACTTCAATTTATGATTACCGAAACGATTCCTTAGTATTGCTTAAGCATAAGGACGGTCTAACCGTTGTTGAAATCAAAGAGGTACTAGCCAATGGTTTAAAACTGTATGAGCCGATCACCTTGCAGAGCTTCACAATATGCCCACTTCGAGTGGGCTTTATTTTGGGTGATGTGTCGGCACCCATCAATGCAGTTTACGGCCAACCGAGCCTTCAGTTTCAGGTGATGGATGCACCGTATCTTCAAGCACCAGTACCCGCACAGTTTCTTAGACATGACATTTACTTCAAGCGTTTATTGCTTGAGGGCGATGCGTTAAATGTCACCGTACTTCAGCACCAGACTGTGGTGGATTTTGGTTTAGGGCCGATTGATCAGCATAGCAACTGGCTACATGCCCGTTACGGCAAACCGATGCGATCAGTGATGAAAGGTCAGCAAG